GTCTCCTTCTTATAGCAATCGTGATTTGGCATTAGCCTCTTCCCTCTTGAATGAGAAGCCAAAGGAAGTTGCTCCACTTCAGGTCCCAAATATTTTTGCAGCTAAAATGCAGGAACAACAGCAAAATAACTTCCAGCAGAACAGTCCATATGGGGCTATCGGTCAAGAGGTTGAGTTGGCTAAAGGCGGTATTATCTCCGTTTATGGTGTCTAATGCTGACACCATTGGCCGTTGTTGAACTGATGCAGCACTCTAAGGTACACAACAATCTGAATGTGTCAGATATTTGTAGGCGGTTTGTTGCTCCTATTAAACTTTCCCAATATGTTATCTATGCAGAAGGTGATGACCTTAAAGCCTTTGCATCCATTGGGTTTTTTTCTGACACGGTGTCAGAAGGTTTTACGGCGGGAATCCATCGTATTAGCGAAAAAGATTGGAACAGCGGAAATAATATTTGGCTGGTAGATGTTCTTGCTCCTTTTGGACACGCTCGTCAGATAACCCGTAGCGTTCGAACCCTGCTATATGCTAAGGGTTATAAAGGCCATAAGATAAATTTCCGCCGCAACTATGGCAACAGTATTCGGTTCTCAGGGGTCCCACTATGATGATGTTTGGTTGGCAAAAACTCCTTCTTTGCAACATCCCCCGTGATGGTGGTGATAACGGTTCCAATGGAGAGGCCAATAGCTCTGGTGAAGGGGTTAATAGTGGTGTTGGCACAAATCCAGATGTTAGCGGTGAAGGTCAGCAGGCTGGACCAGATGCTCCCGGTGGTCTTGGTATGGGTGTCAGTGATACATCTACATCTGCCTCTTCCGCAACGAACGATAAAGCTACTTCCACAGAAACTGCAACCAACGATAAAGCAACTGCTACTGCGAATGAAATGTCAGTAGCAAATGACCTTTCTCCTACTTCTTCTTTTAGTAGCAACACCCCAGACAAGGCTCCGGGGTTTGACGCACAAAATGCTGCCAATTCTGCCATGGCTGCTGCCGAGTTATCCGACATTGGTAACTTGGGTTCACAGGCTGCTACTTCAACAGCAAACCAAAATGCTGCCGCTCAATCCCAAGCAAATGCCAATGATGTATCGGCTATGGATGCAGATAAAGCAGCAGCAGACAAAGCTGCGGAAGCTAAAGCAAATTCACCAGCTTCACTTTCTGAGGCAAAAGCATCCAGAGATGCTCAAGAAGCGTTGGATGCAGATAAAGCCACTCAACAGGCTTTGGCCGATGTTAATGCTGCGGTAGCCGCTGCTATGGCTGCTCAAGCCGCTCCCACCTCTACCCCTGCTGCTGCGCCATCTTCCAGTTCTAAATCTTCTTCCACCGCTGCATCCAATTCAACAACTGGTAAAGCTACGGACATTTCCCCCAGTACCACCAATCCAACGGCTAATAGTAGCACGACCAAAGGTCCGAGTACCAGTATTACTGGTCTTAGTATGGTTGATGACTTTATGTCCAGCATCGCCAACAACCCTGTATCTGCTGTAACTAATGCTGCAGTTGGTGTGTTCGGTGGTCCAATGGGCCTTGCTAATTCGATCTCTGGTCTATTGGGTGGTCCAACGGTCGGTGGAGCGGTGTCCTCTGCCATTGGAACGGGGTCCGGGTACGGAAACACGGTATCCTCCAGCAGTGGTCCGAGTACCTCTGGTCCTTCTGGCCCCGGTCCAAGTACCATGGACAATTCTGGTGGCGGCGGCAACGATGGTGGTGGCGGTGGAATCAGTGCTCTTACTCCAACGACCACGGCCTCTGGAACATCTACGGGTTCCACTACCACTTCAAATGCCACTTCAAATGCCTCTAGTCCTTTTGTTGCATATGATCTGACAAAGAAGGCAACCCCTTCTTCTGCAACTGATAGCACCTATGCTAACTATTCTACGACACCTGTCAGTTCTGGCATCGCTGCAGTAGCACCTCAAGGGGCTTCATTTTCTAACAATTTTGCGTTACAGTTCCCCCTAATTCCCAAGTATCCAAATCTGTCAAACACGAACCAAGGAATACTCGATGCGTTCCCAGTCCCCTATTAAACGCTCTAAGCAGGGTGATGTCCCTGTTACACGGTCCTTGGACATTGTGAACCAAGGTTCGATTCCATATCCACAGGAAGAGCCTGTTGCAATTGAAGCTGCGCCAAAAGGTCGTCAGGAAGCCCGTGGCTTTGGCCTGATGATGCGTCCAATCAAGTATCTTGTGCGTTAACAATATGGCTAAGACACCAGCTTGGACGCGCTCGGAGGGTAAAAACCCAAAGGGCGGGCTTAACGCAAAGGGTAGGGTTTCTGCAAAAGCCCAAGGTCACAACCTGAAACCCCCTGTATTAAAGGGGGATAACCCACGTCGCGCCAGTTTCTTGGCTCGGATGGGTAACATGCCGGGTCCTGAGCATGATGAGAAGGGGCAACCTACTCGCCTTTTGAAGTCGCTGAAGGTTTGGGGGGCTTCGTCTAAGGCGGATGCCAAGGCAAAGGCTGCTGCGATTAGCAAAAGGAACAAGGGCAAATGAAAAAACAAGTTTGGGATAAGCCTCGCCCCAAGGGCTTGGGCAAATCAAAAGCCTTGTCTTCTAGCCAGAAGGCTTCTGCTAAAGCTGCGGCTAAGGCAGCGGGTCGTCCATATCCAAATCTTGTAGACAATATGCGGGCTGCAAAGAAGAAGTGACATGGACCCTTTAACCGTACTAGCTCTTGCCCAAACAGCTTTCTCTGGTTTGAAAGCGGGCATTGCTGCGGGTAAAGAAATTCAACATGTAGCCAAAGACTTGTCTGATTTGTGGGGTAGCCTTGCAAAGTTGACACAGATTGCTGCGGAACCACCGCGTAAATCCTTATTTTCTAACAAATCCGCTGAACAAATTGCCATTGAACGGTACACGGCTAAGGCCGAGGCCCAAGACTTAGCAGCAAAAGCCAAAAATATGTTTGTTGGTCAGTTTGGTCTGGCTGCTTGGGATCAGGTTCAGCGTGAAGTGATTAACATTCGTAAGGAAATTGAGCGGGAAAAGCACATGGCGGAAAAAGCTAGGGCTGAGAAGATTGATGAACTTTGTGATGCTGCTGTCATTACGATGATTGTTCTTGGCCTTGTTGCTGTCATGGGCTTTATCGGAGTTTTTTTCCTGTAAGGGGGTAATGTGAATGGATATGAAAGCAATCGGTGGCCTTTTGGCCCAAGTCGCACCTACGATTGCGACAGCTATTGGTGGTCCCATAGCCGGAATGGCTACGAAAGCCCTGTCGAACGCGCTCTTCGGGCATCAAGATGCGCCAGACGACGAAATTCAGTCCGCTTTGCTGAACGCGACACCAGATCAACTGGCAGCGGTCAAGAAAATCGACGCTGATTTCAAAGCAAAAATGAAGGAACTGGACATTGATCTTGAGAGAATAGCCTCTCAGGACCGTGATTCTGCTCGTAACATGCAGATTCACACGAATGATTGGATTCCACGGGTTCTTGCCATCCTTATTACCGTTGGATTCTTTGGCATCTTGATTTGGATGCTGACAAAAGGGATGCCGCCCACAGGAACTGAGGCTTTGTTGATGATGTTGGGTGCGCTTGGAACGGCGTGGACAGGCATTGTCAACTTTTATTATGGCAGTTCTGCCGGGTCTAAGGCAAAAACTGACGCATTGTCAGAAATTAAAGGTAAAAACTGACATGTCAGATATTTACATTGCTGAAAAACTGTTTAAGACAATTAGAGAGCGGCGGGCCGTGGTCGTTGAAGCGTTAACAGAGGGCGCAGTCAACGACATCGCTGCTTTTAGACACCTTCGAGGGAAGCTCGAAGTATGGAACGAAATCGAAGGTGAACTTCGCACTCTGCTGAAACAGGAACCAGAACAAGATGAGTAATCTCATTCTTCCTACGCACGTTGCTGAAAAACTTAAGAAAACTAAGCCAGAACCCACTACTGAAACTCCAAAAGAAGATAAAGGCCAGATCGCAAATGCTTATGTTGCGGCTGAAGAACTGTTTCTAGACCCTGAAAAACTTCCCAAAAGTGCCTTGGACCGTTTGCCACAACCTGTAGGTTGGCGGTTGCTTGTTCTCCCTTACCGTGGGGCTGGCAAAACCAAGGGCGGAGTTCTTCTTGCAGATGAATTTGTCGAGCGTCAGACATTGGCAACGGTTGTTGCTTATGTTCTTGCAGTT